GGGCAAGCTACAACTTATTCTGATTGGAGTATAAGGAAAGATCCGACTGGCAATGCAGACAGGAATCCAAGAGCTTTTAAGAAAATTAGTGAAGGAATGGTTGACACTTATCGTAAAAATGGGTATCTCTTTGTCAGGAAGATCGTGCCTTCTACTTTTGTGATGGCAGATCCTTTGAATTATTAATTGAAAAAAATGGATAATACAGTAGAATTATTAGGACACTATGGTAGTGATGAAGTTATCGCCTGTAGTGCTTGGACATCAACAAGTAGAGAGCTAGATGAAAAGAAAAGAGAGAGAATTCCGAAGCTCATCGACATGCTTTGGAGCCACGGACATGAAACACCCTTTGAAAAAGGTAGCGTTCATTTTCTTGTTGATTGTGATATCGCCTCTCATATTCACCTACTTAAGCATAGAATATCTTCGCTTAATGCAGAATCGGCACGATACAAAGAACTAAAAGAGGATAAAACTTTTATCCCTGATGATTGGCCAGATTTCTGGCAACAACAATTGAAACAATATACTGAAGACGGTAATAGACTTTACCATAAATGTCTTGCTGATCTTGAACCAGAGTTGGGTCGCAAACGAGCAAAAGAATCTGCACGTTTCTTTAAGACCTATAATAGCCGCATTCAAGCCGATGTACAATTTAACATGCGTAGCTTTGCAAACTTTATTAAATTACGCAAAAGTGAACACGCTCAAAAAGAAATTAAAGAAATAGCAGAGAAAATGCTTGACTTGGTTAAGGGTATAAAGGATAATCCTTTTCAGCACACCTTAAATAGTTGGGGTTATTAAAGTATGAAAAAAGCAGTAATATTGTCAGTAGTTGTCGTTCTAACTTCATTTTTAATTAAACATGGAGTGGAGATGTATGTTAATAGAGGAGCAGATTATCCAGAAGGCCCAACAGTAAATGGGGAGGGATTATTTGTGGATTACGCTACTAATACATTTTATACTTCTGCAAAGATGGAGGAAGACTCCTTATTTACAGGGATATCTCTTAGGTTCCATCCAAATGGAGAACTACTTGTTAAGGGCGGAATTAAAAACGGCAAACTTCATGGTCCATTTGACGCATGGTATGCGAACGGACAAAAACAAATGTCTCTTATCTGGAAAAACGGAGAGAAGTTCCGTAGATTTAGAGCTTTTTCATCAAATGGTGATAGGATAGAGGGAGATGCGAATGAGATAGGCCAAAAGGTCTTCTCTGGTGAAATAATTCTTGAGTAACCCTCTCCTTAATTTAAAGATTATGGAAATAAAAAAGATTGAACTTCGCTCACTTCAGCAAGTTCGCACTTATGAGTTGGAGGACGGAGATATTATTGATAACTTTGGTTCTATAGAAAGATTTCAGAAGATACTTAATGACTCCGAACAACCTACAGAAGAGGAAAATGAAATGTTATGTGATATTCTGAGCGAATGTCCAGTAAACGAGGACAATATTATGGGTGGAATTGAAGAATCATTTTTTGAATTTTAAAATAAATAGTGTAATAAAAGTTCATGAAAATAACAGGTAAGCAAACAGTAGAGATTGAGATCTCAGAAGCTCAGAGACATTTGATTGCTTTGGATTATATTTCAGAGATATTTAAATGGGATACAGATTATTTTATTGAAGATGGTTGGGTCATTAAAAGAGAGATAGCCCATACCTCACATTCTTTTGAATTAAAGAATAAGGTTAGAGAAGCTACTAAAAAGGATCAGTGCCTTTATGATATCTTTAAGACTTTAAGAAAGCAGTCTTTCTAGTTGTCAATTAAAGACGCTAGATTATTTCCCTTTCGCTTTTTCTATTTGATCAGATGTTGGTGCTCCTTTATCACCCTTTTTCTTCATCTTCTCTCCAGAACCCCTCTTGATTCTTTCTTTTTTCTTTCTGATATTCTCCCAGAGACTACTATCAGATTTCTCTTTTTCTTTTAGGATCTCGTCATGACGCTTCATAAATGTTTCATGATCTGGTCCAGCCATATATAAAGTATTGCCATCTTTTGTTCCGTGAGGGTGGATACCTTTGAGTCCCATCTTTTCAGCGTCCTTCATCGCTTCTTCTTTTGTTTTGAAGTAATGTTTTTTTACATCAGGAGATGCTTTGGAAAAAAATAAGATACAGTCCTCTTCATTTAGCGGGTCGCTAATAATCACAGAAGCTTTGCTTTCAGCTTTCTCAAATTGAGAATAACAAACAGCGGATCTTTGTTTGTCATCCTTAAATTCTTTTTTGTCTGAAAGATCTATGATGCAGCGGCTGACAAATTTAGATTTTTTTTCTCCATTATTGGGCGTTGGCAATGGCATATTATATTTTACACTAAAAAGTCCCAAGTTTAAACAGGATTTTGCCAAATAAGGAGGGGGAGAATTGGCTTACGAAAAATAATATTCGATGGCATCGTTTGAAATCGGAAATGTATAAGAAAATTCCAATAGTGCATTATCGTCTAAAGAATGAGAGTGGCTTACAGAATTTAAAAAACAATTGTGAACTACCACATTTAAATTTGGATTTGCAGAAGCAGAACCTAAAACAGTCTCTGACATTACAAATGTAAAGTTTCCTTTTTTAGTTATTAGGCTCGACAAGTCTAAATTATCTTCAACTTTATTTTTAAGAATAGATATGTTTAAAGATCCTTGCGCTGGTAATACAGGGTATCTTCTTTTTGCTCCTCGTTCTCCGACTCTGATTGTGGGCCTTCTCTCTATGCCTACAGAAATAGATGCAGATTGAATTGGATAGTCTGTAGAGTTTATTCCTTCAGCTAGGGTTGTGGTAAGAGTTATATCTTGTGGGCGAAAGATATTAAATTTGCTTGAGTCTAAATCTAAATCTACTAAAGAGTTTCCTTCACTGACTGATAAAGAGTCACACTGGTATGCGTAATTTCCAAGAGCAAGCTCCCCGACAGAGAAGTCTAAAGAAAAGTTGGTTAGGTTTGCTTTTGAAAAAGTCGTTCTGGCAGTTGTGTCCTTTAACTGAATAGTAGCCTCATCTGAACTCAAAAACTTCAAGTAGTCTCCATTTTTTTCTAGAACATGATCATTAACTATAAAATCTATAGAAGTATCAATAGGTTGATCTGCTGTTAAAATATAATCTTCTTGTTTGTAAGACCCAAGTCGCCTTAGCTCTTGAACATTTTTGGGATTGTCGTAGCTAAAAGATTGAACTCCTTTTATCAAAGTATTATCAATATATATTTGACTCTCATGGGAGTGGACTCTCGTTACAGAAGGCATACCTTATGTTACACAAAAAAACCCACTCCCGTAGGAGTAGGTTGATGAGGGGTGAATTTTTAATCGTTTTTACTCAATTTCTGGGCAGCTTCTTTGCTCCATAAGCATTGCCTTGGCTAATATCGCGTAATTTACGATATCATCACAAGCATCTTCAACACTTTCATTTGCTACCTTTAATTCTTTATCGTTTGTAAAAGACCTAATTCTTTGAATTTTATCGATTACTCTAAGTAGTAAGCCTTGTACTGGATCAATGCCAAGCACAGACGCAGCGTTAAAATTGGCGAAAGGATCAGTGGATTTTTCTCCACCAGTATAATCGTTATTTTTCCGCCTCATAATATCCCTGCAAGTATCGCAGGTATCTTTATGCAGTTTTAATAGTTCTTCAGTTGTCATAAGATTTTTTTTCTTCCATTTTCTTTATGTGGTTCTCCCAGATATCTACAGTTTCGTGTTTTTTTATTCCTTCTTTTGCTCGCTCGATTCTTTGTAAAGATAAGTTCGCTCTTGCTGCCCAATATATTTGGAATGGGAATTTAAACCAACAAACCAAACCGACTATAATACCAAGAGGTATTCCTATTACAATTGATCCAATTATTATTAAACAGTTCTCAAATTTTTCTCTCATATTAAAAATGATGGGGTTGGGATTAGTTTATCTAGTTGAGACATTGGTCTTAAATCGTTTCTATTTCTATAATAGTTTTTTATATTAAGTCTAGAAAAAACTTTCTTAGGCATGAGTTTCATAATTTCTTTAGTCTCCCACCCAAGGAAATTAATTTTCCCATTTGTATATTCAGCTAAGACGAGGATGTCTGAGCATTTATCGATCTCCCATTCTTTAATTAGAAGATTGTAGGCTTTTTGAGCAGTCTTAATGTCAATAGATACTTTTTGATTATTTATTTCTACAATAAAATCAATGTGGTCATCTCCCTCTGGGAGAATTCTTTTGTCGATATTTAAATCGTATCTTTTGGCGAAAGCAGCTTCTCCTCTTACTCCAATCGTATCTTCGATGTTTGGGTCATCATAATACCTTGGTGTTCCATTAGGGTGAGCGTTTTGTCTTTGCTCCCCCAGATCTTTTATTTCTTCGTTAATCATTATCAATTAAAATATTTTTTATTTTACAGTATACCACTTCGGAGTTTCACTGTGTTGCCATTTTGCCATATAAGACTTATCGTGATTATAATACTCTCGATACTTTTCGACAACAGAAAGTGTCTCAAAGTTCGGAAGCTCTCTACACCTTTGGTCTTGAGCAATAGCTACAGCAAATTCTGTCTGCTCTTGCTTGTCGAATTGTAATCGGTTTTTGTTTTCCAGAATCCAAATCAAAGTATCTGTGCTTTTATGACGTTTACTATATCTTCTAGTATATTCGTTAAGTAAAGATGCTGTATGCTGAACGAGCCACTCAAAGTTACCACGAGACTCTCTAGCCCAGATCGCAGAGGGATGGTTGTAGTGAGTCTTCTTATATGGTGCTTCAAGATCCTGCATCCAAAATGTCGTGCAGAGAAGTTGGCTACATTCAAGAATCATCTTGACACAGTGTTTGTCGCAATGCTGACGAGCAGCAATTTCGGGGTCTTTGTCTAAGCAGAATATATTCATGTCTGGGCTAATTTAAACGCTTAAAAATTGAAGTCAAGCATCTTTTCCCTCATT